ATGGCTAAGTTTGTAGTGATGAACAACGGCAAGGTGAAGGAATACACTCACCTCAGGATCAGCTATTTCCATGAGAAGCACGAGTGCTTGCACTGTGTTGTTATGACACCCGCCATGCTTAAACGTCGCATGGATTTCAACTGGAACCAGGACTTCGTAATCCATGCCGACGGTGACGAACATCTCGACGACGAATACCTGCCCAACTGGACGGTCGATTTCACCGACTGCGGCGATGCCATCATCGAGTATCATTCTCGGCATTCCATCGAATACAGCTATGATAAAGGTCAAGACTGGGACATGCATGACATCACTTACGTGGAAACAACCCTGGATGGCGCGACCTCTCTCATGCTAGATAAGGCTTTTGCTCTCGGAAGGGTTCCCGACGAAGAAGAGGAATATATCGTCAACGCCATGATCGTAACTGAAATAGGTGTTCAATCCGTCTATAATTTCCCCAATTTACCAGGTATTAAAATGTTTCTCACCCACGATCTTGGCATCGATGGCATTCGAGCTTACCAGGCTGTTCGCGATGCCTATCACCAGCCCGCGCAGACCGAAAAAGACTGTATCGAACCCGCTGGCGACGTTGATTCGAGTTGCGGGAACTAAGGGGGCAAGATGAGACTACTCTACCTCGAAGCGGTTAAGGCAAGACTGGTCAATCGGAAGATCATCCGTGACACCCAGGCGCGGTACTGCCTGGGCGGTGGTGCAGAGGTCCCGTTTTACCTGCTCAACACTTCGACCGGAGAGCGTTTGATGAGCGACGTTTATGGCGACGCCGAACATGCTTACAAGCAGGTGCTGGAACAGGTAGGAGGAGCCCTATGACCCGCCTCACTTCCCACGATATAAACGAAAACGGGCGAGAATTAGCCAAGCAACTCCGCGGATTGTCGGTTTCGGATGCTAAGCAGGTTCTCGCCCACGTGGAACGGATTATCGAAGATGAGTCGGTGATAACCGTTCAGAAATCAGATCAGGTCAAACTGCACGTCGGCACCGACCTTCACCGCCACCGACTTGATAGCGGAAGCCAAAGATCGGTAAACGAAAGCGAGATCGAAATTGTCGAGGGCTCCAATAGCCGAATGGCACTCGGAACAGGCGACAACAACCATAGTGACGTTGAGACCCTCCACGTCAAGGGGTTCGGCAACGAACCTGTCGTTTCCACATTTGGGGCACTTAATCATGAAAACCTCCATTCGCAACAAGAGAACCCGACAACCGCCGGTCAAGCGATTTTCGGGCAAATCAGCCAACGGTCTCACCAGTAAGGAGATCATCATGCACCTGATTATCGCTCTTCTCGGTCTATATGTCCTGGTAAGCGTACCCCTGCTTTGGATGAAAGTAGAGGAGAACGGCACCCTGCGCCGAATTATCGACTCCCTGGATGAAGAGATCAAAACCTTACGCAAGGTAGTAAGCAAAGTTGCCTGAACTCTTCACCTCGCCCCTAACCGGGGGCGGGATAAAGGGTTTTGCTATCGAGGTGAATATGGAATGGATGACAACGAAAGAAGCTGCCGCAAGGCTCGGAGTGAGTGAGCGAGCTATCCAGAAGAGGATAGCAAAGAACCGGATTCATGCCCGACAACAGGAAAGAAACGGTGGACATGGTTTCACTTGGTTGGTATGCCTTTCAAACGAACCAAGCGAAGCTAACGAACCAAGCGAAGCTAACGAACCAAACGAACCCAAAGCAAGCGAACCCAAAGCAAGCGAACTGCGAACAGCTTGTTCAAACGAACCTTCCGCTTTACGCTCCATAGAAACCCACACACGTCAAGGGGACGGGGCATCGCATGGTCAGTCCCGTTCCCAGGGGGCAGTCGAGAACCTGCCCATACGCAAAGAGCCGTTGCCGGTCGCCGTCAGGGAACCGGCCCCAGCTCCTTCCGTCTGGACAGCATCGGCAGGACTTGTTCCTTCCGAGAACCTTCCTTCCCCGAAGCAGGAACGTATCGCCCGACTCAAGGCGACCCTCTGCGAACGGATCACCGCCCTGCTGGATTCCGGCGAGAATCCCAAGATGACGGTCTGGCAGGACACGGTGGAGCTGTTCAACCAAGGGCTGCTGCTTCCCGAACTGCTGGGCCTGGTCGGCGAGAAATCCGAACGCGCTTTACGGGTCTGGGTGAGCGAATACCTGGCCTCCGGTCGGGATTACTTCGCCCTGGCCCGACCCAACAGCGCCGTCGCCCAGGGACGCCGGGTCACCGCGGTGGAATCCGCCTTCATTGAGAAGGTGATGCTCCACCGCAACGCACCGAAGATCGGGTCGGCCATCACTCTGCTCAAGGCTGCCGCCCGGGAAAAGATGCTGCTTTCACCGTCCAATGCACGAACACTTCGTCGTTGGTGGGAAGATTACGAGCGGGATCACCGTGCGGAAGTCGCTTTATCCCGGTACGGATCGACCTACCTGCAGAACGTGTTGTTGCCCTCACTGCGTCGCGACACCTCGCTGGTGGCGGTCAACGACGTCTGGGTGGCCGATGGTCACGACCTCGGCTTCGATGTTGTCGATCCCATCACCGGCAAGGCCAAGCGTCCCTGTTTCATCGCGTGGATGGATTTCAAGTCCCGCTGGATTGTGGGTGGCGAACTGGCCTTCACCGAACACAGTCAACACGTGTATTCAGCCCTGCGCAACGCGATCCTGAACGCCGGTGGCGCACCCCGGGTGGCTTACCTGGACAACGGCAAGGCGTTCAAGGCGAGGCTGTTCACCGGCAAGTCGGCGGAAACCGACTTCGAGGTCGAGGCCCCCGGGATTTTCGCGAAGCTGGGCATGGATTCGATATTCGCCTGGCCCTACAATGCCCGTTCCAAGCCTATCGAGCGCTCTTTTCAGACCTTACAGGAGCAGTTGGAACGGTTCCTTTCGAGCTGGCGGGGTGCATCCGTGGCCGATAAACCCGCCGACCTCAACCGGAACGAGAAGTGGATTCAGAACATATTCGAACGCAAGCCGTTGACTCTCGACGAGGCAAAACTGGCGGTACAGTTCTGGGCCTGGCACATCTACGGGAACAGTCCGCACAAAGGGCTGAACGGCAGAACACCCCGTGAAGAGTGGGAATCAAGCCCGATTCCGGAAGAACGCCGGATTGAACCGTCCCGCCTGTTCTACCTCATGCTATCCGACCAGGCCCGCACCGTGGGCAAGGAAGGCGTCCGGCTCTTCGGGCGGCTCTACTGGCACCGGGACCTGATACCTCATGTCAGCGAACGGATTGTGATTCGGTATGATATTGAGGACATCCGGCAAATTCTGGTCTATGACGAGCGGGACCGGTATATTTGCACCGCCGATCTGCGCGATACTGTCCATGCTTTTGTGAAGCTTACCGGCGATCCACAAAGCGAATTGGATTACCAGAACCAACTCCGTGAGCATCGCCACCTCAACAAGGCGATTCACCAGAAAACGAAGCAACTGTTGAAGGACATTCCGCAACTCACCCCGCTGACTCTGTACCCCGACGAGACTCCCGCGCTTTTCGAGCCCGAGAAGCCCCGGCTTATCCAGGTGGCCCAAGTATCCGAGTTGCCGAAGCCTACGGAAGAAAGTGATGAGCCCGAGGAGACCGAAGGATTCGATCCCGGTCGCTTCGGAATTGCATAAGGAGAACCCGATGAAAGAAGGATGCCTGATCGAAACCGCGAATGTCCGGGAATGCCGAAAGAGCATTGATACCCTTCGGAAACGCCCGAAAATGGACATGGTGGGACTCGGTTTGTTCTATGGTGAAACGGGGTTGGGCAAGACCACATTCGCCAATCGGATCGCACATTCGAACGGCCATGTGTACCAGCGGCTCACCTCAACCAGTACCCAGAAGTCGTTCCTTTCGAGTCTGTACTCAACCCTTACCTTGCGGTATCATGGGCGGCCCATGACTGCGGTAGGCAGTGCAAACAGGGTGTTCAGCATATGCTGTTCGATGCTGGAAGATCATGAGGATGCGGTGGTGTTTGTCGATGAACTGAACTACGCCTTCACGAAGCCGCAACTCCTGGACACCATCCGGGACATCGTGGACGAGACTCTGGCCATCATCATTCTGGTGGGTGAGGACAAGTCCCACGAGCGGTTGTTGAAGCACAACCGGCGGTATTTCGACCGGTGTAATGCCTTTTACGAGTTTAAGAAGCTTACCCCTTCGGATATCCGGGCCACCTGCGCTGAACTGCTCGAAGTCCCAGCCGATCCCGCCGTCGCCACGTGGGTATATAACCGCACGAAAGAAACCAACTTCCGCGAAGTGATGAAAACCCTTCGACTGCTTGAGGAATTTGCCGCTTTCAACAAGGCCGACACGCTTACCCTTGATCATTGCATTGCTCTGGGCAAGTCCATCGACAAGAGCAAGGAAGGCAAGCAATGACGATTCAGGAACAGATTTCGTCCTTCGCGGTCGAATACCATCGGCCCTTCTCCCGTGAGATCGCGGCCTCGATGTTGGGAATTGACCCAGGCGAAGCGGGCAAAGCGATTGAGTCCCTGATTCAATCCGGTAAACTCAAACGGATATCCGAAACCCAACCGGTGTATGTCAGCGCCTTTCGGTGGAGCACCCACGCGTTGAACTTCACGTATTCCCGCGAGGGTGCGGAACGTATCTGCGACATCATAGACCAACACGAGATCGGCGGCATCCGAACCCTGGGCAGCTATCTCGGTAAGAGCCGGGAATTTGCGTATCGCTATCTCATCGCCTTGGTGTCTATCAATGCGGTGGCCTGGCTCCCTGCCGGCTACCGGGTGGTGCATCGGCTGGGCAAGCCGGTTCTCCATCGAATGACTCAGGGTGGGATTCCGTCCGTCAAACGCACTTACAGTGGCCACTACGTGGTTCTGGATCGGTCCCACCTGGATTTAGTGGGATCGGAAATCACCCCCGGTTGCTTGTCGAGAAGGAAGAAGTCATGAGCCCCGCCCAAGAAGAACTCGCCAAGAAGCTGCGTCAGATTGTGATGATTGAGGCCCGAAAGAACGGATGGAGCCAAGAAGAAGCCCACGAGTATTTCGAGGAATGGGGCTACGGGAAGTCTCTCCGGGAACTGACCATCGACCAGTTGCACGAAGTCAAACGGCTGATCCTGCGCGCCCGTGACGGCAAACGGGATATACCCCTCAAACCGACTACTCCGCTTGACGAGATCACGCCCAACTCGTCGAGCGCTGAAGGCATGGCCACGCCGAAGCAAGTGTATTATGCCGGTGTTCTGGCCCGCCGTTACGCCGAGTTGCGAGGCATCTCCGCCGATGATTCCTTCACCGCCTGGCATCACTTCGTCAGCAAATACCAGAAGATCGACCACATCCAATTCTGTACGAAGAACAAGGCGACCAAAGTGATCGCAATCATGGAGCGGGCGTTCATTACCACATTCGGAAACAAGGAATTCCATGACCTCACCGGGCACACCTGGCAGTATCGCGGTAAGCGATACCGGAAGTATGGCGGAACCCCGGAACACCCTCGCAATCGCAAATCCAACAACCAATAAAGGAGCATATTATGGCCAAGAAAAGCACGATTCCCTCCAAGCCCTGCAATGACTGGAACGAAGTCGATCAGAACTTGAAACGCCTGGGAGAAATCCAGGTGCGGATTGAGGACATCGAGGGCGAACAGACCCTCCGGATCAATGAGATCAAAGAGGACTATACCCGGCAAATCGAGGAACTCAAGACGGAACAGAAGGCACTGGAAACGAGTATCGAGTCCTTCGCCGAAGCCAACAAAGACGCTTTCGCTGACGGACGTACCCGGGAACTTACCTTCGGCAAGATCGCCTACCGGGTGGTGAAGTCCATCCGGGTCGCCAGCATCGAATCCTGTGTCAAAGCCCTCAAGGCTTTCGGTTTTGAGCACATGGTGCGGGTGGTTGAAACCCCGGACAAGGAAGCCATGGCCGAACTCAAGGACGACGTCCTGGTCAAGGTCTCGGCGAAGCGGATTGTCAGCGACAAACTGCGCATCGAGCCGAACATCGAACGAATCAAGGGTGCGGCATAGCCTTCCCCCGGCGGCTCTACGGGGCCGCGAGGGAAAGACTATGAAGTCGAGGAGGTGACGATGAATCAGCAAACGATTGAGATGCTCGAAAAAGCTAATCGTAATCTCGATCATGTCAGGAAACTGGCAGCAGAAATCGAAGAATGGCACATAGAGAGGTGGGTTGGTTATGTAGCCAACACACTTAATATGACAGTCGACAGGGGGAATTTATGGTCAAGACTCATTGAAATCAATGGTTTTGCCGAAGGTATGATCCGTGTCCTTGACTTGGCCCATCAAACAAAGGGAGTCGAGCATGAGTAAACCCATCCACCCTACCACCTGCCAATACTGCGGCGCTCCGATTGTGTTTGTCGTAACGACCGGTGGAAAGTATATCCCCGTCGATGCTACAAGCGTCGAGCCGGGCCATGACAAGTATTGGGACGGCAGCCAGGCCGTGCACTTCAAGAGCTGCCCGAATTACCACAAGCCGAAGACCCCGAATAAAGAGCAGATGGTGTTGTCATTTTGAGAAGCGAAATCCGTTCGGAGAAGGCATGAATTCCAGATTAAGTAAGCAACACTATGATCCAAGGGGTGGCGGGAAAGAAGCCCGGTGCGCTATCTGTGTTCAGTTTGATGAGCAGTGGGTAAGATCGACACACTCCGGGCATCCCCAACGCTGGTGTGAAAAGGCTGGGGCCGTGGTGGACAACAATGGGATTTGCCCGGGATTTATTGCTGTGAAAAAGCGGTGATTTCGTGAGTAACTGCGACAATAGACGACAACCCGGTTTGACTGGAATCCGCGCTTAGGGCGAAATTCCCGTTGAGGTGACTGCTATGTTTGATGATAATCGCTCCTATCGACCCGATGAGGTCGCTGACAAAATGAGAGTCGATGCCCGCACGATATACCGTTGGATCAAACGAATCGAACGCCCCCTTCCGGCCTTCAGAACACCCGGCGGGGAGTTGCGGTGTATTGGGAAGGAACTGAACCAGTTTGTTGAACTCAACCGCGTCGATCCCGTGAACGAGTAGCCCATGGGAAACGAGAAACGCTATCGTGCTGTTCGGGAACTCTGTGAGAAGGCCTACACCGAAGGTGAAACCGACCCCGCCAAGCTGGCTCACCGCTTCAAAGTGACCGAGAACACTGTCCGGGGCTGGATCCGTAAAGGGCAATGGAAGACCGAACGGGAGACCGTGCAGGATCTAGAGAAGAGCATTGACGAGCAAATGCGCAAGGCCTACCTGACCGCTTTGCAACGCTTCAACGATGATCCCGATGATACCAACCTGCAAAGCCTGGTGGCGCTACTCAAGGCGCGCCAGAACACAACAGAACCCGGTCGGCAATACCTCGACTTCATCGTGAAATTCCTCGACCAGGCAACCGACTACATGATCGAACGCCAGCAGGAAACCCTACTGAAGCTGTTCCAGGAAAACGTGCATGACCTGGCCGATTACCTGCGATTGAAAAATGCTTAGAACATTCACCCAGAAGCACAATAAAGCCCTGACGGAGATCGCCGGAAAGACGGTCTCCGTCTTGCCGTTTTCGGATGACTCCCGGGAGAAACGCGCCCAGCGGATCGACCGGGCAAACGGCGAGGGTTGGGACGCCTTCGAGTATTTCGCCCGCACCTATTTCCCGCACGTCTTCGGCTTACCCTTTTGCGACGCCCACCGGGTGATGTTTCAAGAGGTGGAATCCCACCCTGGTATTACGGCCATCACCGGCTTCCGGGGGTTAGGAAAGACCGTCCTGATGGCTGTGGTCTATCCCATCTGGAAGATCATCCGGGGCGAACGCTATGTCATCCACACCGCTGCCGATGTGGACCTTTCCGAGGAGCGCACCGCTTTTACCCGGCACGAGCTCACCGAAAACCGCCGGTTGCTGGGTGATTACCCCGAACTCGAAGTGCTGGATCAGGATGACAGGGATTTCTATCTCCGGAACAAGACGAGGATTCGCGCCAGGTCGATTAAGCAGTCCCACCGGGGGACGATTAACCCCCGCACCGCTACCCGGCCCGGGCTCATTGTGTGTGACGATATCGATAAGGAAGAGAACATCGGCAACCTGTCCATTGGCCGACGCCGGATGGACAAGATCGTGCAGGAGCTTAGTGGCGCTCTTTCTCCGGACGGTTCCGGGAAAGTCATTTGGCTGGGTAACCTGGTGCATCCGAATTACGCGATCTGTCAATTCCTGGACGCGATTAAAGGCGATCTGGCCGCGAATTACACCGAAGCCGAATTGTCTGTCGCCCAAGTCCTCCGGTGCCGACAACGCGCGATTTTGCGCTTCCCCCTCGAAAACGCCAAAGGGCACTCAGTCTGGGAAGCACAATACCCCACCGAGTCACTGCCCGACCTCCGAATGAAATTCGGCCAAACCGGGTACCTTAGGGAAATGCTGGGTGTCCCGGTCGTCGAGGGCAACATCTTCAAACATGACTGGTTTCAGCGTTGGAACAATCCCCTGCCCAAGTTCAAACGGGTTTGGCTGTATGCCGACCCCGCCTGGGGCGAAAAGGGCTGCTACAAGGCGATCATTGTCACGGGTTACGATGGCAACCGGTTCTATGTGCTGCAGGTGTGGGTTCGTCGGACCGAAAACACCCGGTTCTTCCGATACCTTTACGACGCCATGACGGAAATGGACAAGTCCTATTCCGTTCGTTTCCGCGCCGCCATGGAAGCCAACTATGGGCAGGAACGTGTGTTCGCCGACTTCGACCGGTGGTGCCAGGATGAGGGCCTGATGCCGCTGTCCCACCTGATCAAGCGGATATACACCAGCGAGAACAAGAATCTCCGCATCGAGCGCACCGAAACCGTCATCGAGACCGGCAAAGTCCTCTTTCCCGACGGCCAGGATACCCCCACCCTGATTTCCCAATTCCTTACCTACCCGGACGGTTACATTGACGGCTGTGATGCCCTTGCCGGCTGCCTGGAACGGTTCATTGAGTACGACACCGGAAAGAACCGGGTGCGGGTGCGGAGACTGGTATTCTGATGGACACGTACGACCGCCTGATGCTCGAATACTACCGCGTCCTGAACAACGCCTGGACAACCGAAGTCAAAGACGCCGCCACCCGGGCAATTCAAATGCTGGCCGACATGCCCCGGGCCGAGAAGATGAGTAAGGCCCACGTCGATAAGATCATGCAGGTTATCGCCTCGCAACTGGGCGACGACTTTGCCGCCGCCGTGAACCAGCCCACCAAGTCGTTTATGGAACGAGGAATTCGAACCGGGCTACAGGACACCCGCGCCATGACTCGTACGTCGATTGGCTTGTGGGGTGCCCAGGAGCAAAGTCTTGCGACCTCGATGCAACGGCAACAGGTGTTCTGGGTGGGCAATCACTTCGACGCCGACGTCCGCAAAGGCTTCACCGAAGTGCTGACCAAGGCTATCGACCAGGGCTACACCAAGGAAATGCTGGCGGATACGCTCAAGGAACAGTTTCGGGACCTGGGCAATAAATCGGCGGCATACTGGCAGGGATTGGCGGAACATACCGGCTTGCGCATGCGTGAGTTTGGTCGGATTCAGGGCTACCAAAAGGCCAAGGCGCAGTACTATCGCCTTGTGGTGGTTCTCGATAACCGCACCTCGGATATCTGCCGCGGCCTGGCTGCCGAAAACAAGGTGTATCCCCTCAACAATGCCGTGCAGGTGATGGATCAGTTACAGGCCCTCGACCTGAAAGGCTCCCTGGACGACGTCCGTGACTACGTGAAGGCCCTGGCTCCCTGGGTGAAGGACGACCAGGTCGTGTACAACGACGAGGACAAGCCTATCGGGGTGTCGGGGGCACACACTCCGTTCCCTCCCTTTCACTTCCGCTGCCGCACGACGACGGAGGTGGTTTGACACCCAAGCCGTATAAGGTCAAAAAAAACCGGGAAGCCTTTCGACTTCCCGGTAGAGATTCTTAACTACTTCAGCAACAGCATTTTCTTGGTCGTGGACTTCCCGCCGGCATCGAGCCGATACAGGTACACTCCGGAAGACACCGACCGCCCATGCTCGTCGATTCCGCTCCAAACCACCTGGTGCTGACCTCGTTCCAGACGTTCCTTCACAAGGGTGGCAACCTTCTGTCCGCGCACATTATACACCGTCAGGCGTACATCAGCGTCCTGAGGCAGGTCGTACCGAATCGTCGTGCTCGGGTTGAACGGATTGGGATAGGCGGTAAGGGACTGGGTAGGGCGGGGCACCGCCGGCTCTCCCACATCCACCTGTCCGTTCTCGTCGGTCTTGAACAATGCTACTCCGGGAGTATCGGAGGAATATTTGTGGCTTCCAACATAGATATAGCCGCCATCATCGGTACAGGATACAACCCGATCCCCTGCAGGTGGAGAACAGTCCAAAAAGGTGTAATTCCAATCAAGGATAGATAGACCGCTAATTGAGCCAAATTGTAAAGAATTATTATTATGGGGTGGTTTGACAGCACTCGCGATAATCAATTGGTCTTCCGTAGGTCCAAATGATAGATTACTAATATAGAAAAAATCATCCGGGGAGATTGAATACACCTCGATCGCCTCACCAAGAGGATCGCGCTTGGTGATCCTGGGATTGTAGTACAAAGAATCCTCACTATTATAATTATCCGCCGTATAGATATATCCATCATGATCTTCCAATACGCCGAGCCCAAAGTTCCCCCCCCCCCCCCCCCCATATACCTGGGTCCAAAGGGTATCGCCTTCCGCATTGAACTTGGTCAGGACGATCCAATTGTAGGGCTCATCCGTAGCATGGATTTCGCCAATACCAATAAACCCGGATTCCGGTTCCGGATAATTCGAAACGCAGATAGAAGTAAGATGTCCCCAATGTCCTTTGACCAGGTAGTGACGTTCCCACACCATCTCGTATTCCGGATTGAGTTTCATCAGATAGATACCTTCTTCGGGCAGGTTATAGGAACCTGCAAGGATATACGAATCATCGGATAATCGAACGACAGACCGTATCCACCCGTTACCGGTCGGTAACACCCATTGCAGATTGCCATTCCCATCGCGCTTGATCATTCGGTCTAAGCCAGAGAATGTTCCATCAATAATCTCTAGAAATCCCCCGTCAGGGGTTTGAGTGAAGCACATGGCATCGCTGTAGTAGGGAAGTGATGCGTCATCCTGCGCCAGCTTGGCCCATTGCAGGTTGCCCTCAGCATCCGTCTTCATCAGAAAGGCACTATTAAAGAATCCCTCTTCAAAATTGCTCGAATACGTCCCGTTCATCGCATAGCCGCCGTCCGCGCAGATCATCATGTCTTCGGATATATAATCTTTCTCGTACCCTACATCGAACGGGTCATAGGTCTTGATCCACCGTTCCACAGCGTATAATGGTAGCAGGGACAGGAACAGTAAAAGCCCAAAAATAATGCGTCGCATGGGTGCCTCCATTTGTTAGTGCAAGAATTTGGACAAGGTTTTTGGATTGTCAAGAGCAAAGTCCAAAATGAGTAGATATTGCCGCCGGTTACAGGGCAGAAGTAACCGCTAATATATAATGCTGTTATCGGTTAGTGGATACTTAAATATCGATAGAAATCATCCTCCCGGTTGCCTTTCGCATGTCAGAAGTCGTTCCGGGTTATATATGAAGTGGTTGGCTGGGAGCGATCCTCATGCGTGTGGAGTAAATCATGTAAACCTGCGATTTCCTGCGACAATAGACGACAACCCGGTTTGACCGGATAACCGTAAGCGCGCATTGTGAATCCGTAAGGAGGATCAATGAACGCGCAAACGCTGGATCGGCTCAAGCAACAACTCATCCGCCACGAGGGTCTGCGACTTCGGGAGTACCGTTGTTCGGCGGGCAAGCGAACCATTGGCGTGGGGCATAACCTCGCTGACAACGGGGTTCCCGGCTGGCTCAAGGGCCGTGACCTGGTTCACGCAGGGATCAGCGAGATCGAAGCCGACCGCCTCCTTGTCGAGGACATCACCGACTGCGTCGATCAGCTTACGGCAACGATTCCTACCCTTTACGCTAAACTATGCGATTGCCGTCAGGCTGTCCTGGTCAACATGTGTTTCAACATGGGGATCGGAAACGGCGACAAGGGCCTCCTTTCTTTCAAGAACACCCTGGCCTACATGGCCTCCGGCGAGTTCGACAAAGCCGCCGACGGGATGCTGGCCAGCAAGTGGGCAAAGCAGGTCGGGAAGCGGGCTATCGAGCTATCCCAGCAAATGCGTAAAGGGTTGTGGCAATGAGTATTCCCGTAACCACTTCCGACGCCTTGGCAATGCTCAACCTGCCCGCCGAACTGACCGACAAGCCGGTGTTCGACCTGCATAAACCGTTGGTGATGCAATGGATTGAGTCCGTAACGAACGTCGAAGACTACACCGCTGCCTGCGGAAAGCTGGAGGACAGCGATCCCCACCACACCGCGTTTCGGTTCGGGTATGCCTTCCGGCTTCTCCAATCCACGGCGGAACTGCTCAATCTTAAGACGTTAGGTGCCGGGATCGTGAAAACCATCGGGCTGGACACCAACGCCACCGAGCTACTTACCGGGGCCGAGATCGACGCCTTCAAGACGACGCTTGAGCGCCGGGCGTTGGAAGCCCTTTCCGATTACCTCAACGACAACGGTAACATCCGGTTAGACGCGCTGACATGCCAAGTCGGACGCCGGGTGCGGGCGGTCGTGATATGAGCGAGGACGACATCATGCGTGAGGTGTTCCGGGCGATTCTGGACGTACTTGAAAGCACCCTGTACCGCATTGGCAGTGTGATTGACGGCGACGCCCGAAAATCCATGCTGCGGGACGTGGAGACCAACGGCCAGACACATAAGTATATCTACGATAAAGGCGACATGTTCAACAATGCCGCCTATGTTGTAACCCGCACCGAAACCGGTCTCGATCTTCGGGTCGGATCGAACGTCAAACACGAACCCTTTGTCCTGGGCGGTAAAGTGTCTTCCTGGACTCCCCTTGATCCGTTGAAATCCTGGGTGGAGCGCAAAGGACTCACCTGGACAGACAAGAAGTCGGGAAAGGCACTTTCGATTGATTCGATGGCGTGTATCATTCGCGCCAAAATCAAGCGGGAGGGCATCGCCGCCCGGGACGTTTACAAGACAATCATCACGAACCGGCAGGGCTGGATTATCGAACAACTGGATCACTTGGCGGTGTCGGTATGACGAACCTCGAAAAGTTCACCCGTCAACGTGGCCGCCTGGTCGAAGCCCTCAACGCCGCCGGTATCAAATACGTGCTATTCAACGCGTTCACGATTCCGAAGGGTCTGCCATGTGCGGTGGTGGAGTTAGGCGCAGAAGAGGGTCAATTGCCCACCGGACGGCAGTTCTTGGAAGCGAAGCTGGACTGGACTTTGTACCTGGTTGTCAACGCCGAGGGAGTGGCAGACCCGGATAGCGTGCTGTACACGCTCAAGGAAGCCTTCCGCGATGAGCATTTGAAGAACCACGGCAAAGACTTCTCCCACGTGGAGTTCTACGTTTCGCGGATTGACGGGTCGCGAGAAGTTCGGATCGCCAAGATCACCGGGGTGAAGGCATGAGAATCCAGCGCCTAAGCGGTTATACTCTTGGCATTTCCGAGGCTTCCGAGCTGGTCGTGAAGAAACTGGCTTACGAGCCGGTGGACTTGAAGAAATTCAAACCGGTTGGGCCCCGGCTTGTGCGCAAGAGTGGCGAAGGCACGATCATCGCGCCGCCGTTTTCGATGCTCAAGTTCCTCAACCTGCTGGACGATGACGAGTACCATTTCGGGTGCGTCGATGCCATAGCGCAGGGCTCGGTACGCACGGTAGCTTGCAGGAACGCCCAGGTCGATGCCTGGCTGCGCAACGCCGAATTCCCCGGGTCGGAAGACATTGCTTCGATTCTTGCGGAAATGGTGCGGTTTTACGCGGCCTGTGGCAATGGCTTTATCGTGAAGCTGCGCAACACGAAAGGCGAGTGGGTAGGCTGCGAACGGCTCCTGCCCTCAGAAACGCAGATTATCGAACACTATAGCGATAACGGGCTGTTTTGCCCGGACTACATACAGCTCAAGAATTACCAACGGCGGGAGTACCCGAACCCGGACATCATCCATTTCAAGCGGTCCACTCACCGAAGCAACGCCTGGGGGTTGGCCGGTCTCCCGATTGCGATCAACATTGAGATACTGAAAGAGATCAAGGTATTCGACTATAACAATTTCCGGAACGGTTTGCTCATCGACTATTTCGTCATTGTCGAGGGGGGAACGTTGCGGGACGGCGAAGTGCAGGATCAGGACGGCAAGACCGTTATCCGGGACGCCTACGCCGAGATCGAAGCGGTCTTGCGTGAAGTGAAGGGCAATGCCCGTTCGCATTCCACGGTTCTGATCGAAAGCGAGAACAAGGATGTTCATATCCGGTTAGAGCCGCTTCGTCAGCAGGATCGGGAAGGCGGGTTCCTGGAGCTCAAGAAAGACCTTCGGGAAGGCATCTTCGCGTATCACCGGGTACCGCCGAGACTGGTTTCTCAGCTCATACCCGGTCAACTTGGTGGAGATAACCGGACCGACATGCAGCTATTCCACGAGTTCACTGTAAAACCCATTCAGAAGCGGTTGGCCCTCATTTTATCCCGTGAATTCCGGCGGGAACTGCCCGACTGCCAGGTCGAGTTGGACGACTGGGACTTCGGCGACCTGTCCGACCTGTATCAGAGTACAGACGAAAAGTTATTTAACCAGAACAAGATAAACTAAGGAGGACGAATGAAGATGCTGAAACCGAAACACGTCAGTAAGGGAGAGTTGCTCAACGTTGCCGTCAAGCACGTCTCGTTGTTATTCGACGACATGAATCCTGCGAACCAGAAGGGATTTGTGGTCAAGTCGGCGGATGGGAAACAGCTCAAGTTGCTGGCGGGTTCCACCAAGTTCAAGTCGGTCACGGCGGGCACGCAAGGGCGGCTTTATGTGACGCTTATGGAGCCTGGCGTCCGAGACGCGCAGGGTGACTTCTACTCCGAAGAGGAGATCGTGAAGGCTTGCGACGCCTTTTCGAAGGGTGGTATGGTCGGGCGTAACGACATCAACCACAACATGCACCCGGTGAATGATTTCTATGTTGCCGAGACCTACATTTTGAAGGGCCGGGACAACGATCATTTTCCGGATACAAAGCTGGGTGCCTGGGTACAGGTTCTCAAGTGCGACGACCTTGCTTCCGAGTTGTGGAGAAAGGTAGAGAAAGGCCAGTTCAACGGGGTCTCGATTTATGGCCGGGCGGACGAGCTTGTCGATACCCAAGACACCAGGGCCCAGGTTGAAGCCCTGAAGGCGCAGGTTGAGGAGCTCAAGAAAGGCGTATCCGATCCCACTACCCGCCAGTCGATTGAGCGGATGCAAACCGAGTTGGAAAGCGTGGCCAAGAGCACTGAAGGGGTTGTGGCCAAGGAAGCTTTGGAACGGATCGACCGCGGATTACAACAACTCGACATCACCCTCAACAAGGCGATTTCGAAGAGCATTCAGGGCGAACCGTCCACCCCCGAACCTACCGACCGGGAAGTGATTATTGACGGGCAGAAGGTGGTGGTCAAGGCAAGCCACCGGGAAATCTACAAGGGAATCGCCCAGCTCGACGCCGGGACGCCGATGAACATTCTTCAGGATAACACCTCCAGTCTGTTCCTCGATACGGTGATCAATCAGGCCATGGGCGATACCCTGACGGACATCACGGTCGTTCCGCTCATCAAGGACGAGAAGATCGACAAGGGTTTGCTCGACGCCCTGGTCTTCGTCAATGAGGAAGATGGCCCTCCGACTGCCCAGGACGTGCAAACGGGTGACATCTCTTGTCCGACCAGTGTATTGAATGCCCGCTTCAGTCTGAAGCAAACGACCGTGGAGTTCTACAAGGATAAGTACGGCGACGAGGCGTTCGGTGCCTATGTTGAGCAAGGTATCGCTTCCCGAACCGGGGAAGCCCTCTGCGATCTGCTGTTCCAGGGAGACCGTACCAGCACCACACCGAGTCTGAAGGCCCTAAATGGCGTTGTCAAACTCGCCACGGCGGCCAGCGCCGTCACCAATCTTTCGAAGGCTACTTACCCCACCTGGGACGAACGCCTCGAAGCCGCTTTGCTGGCGTTCAGCAACAAGGCCCTCGCCAAGCAGGCGTCCTTCGTGATCTACGTCTCCACCCGAAATCTTCTCCGAATCCGGTCGGAACTGGGCAAGCGTGAGACCGTCGAGGGCGACCGGCTGCTCTTTGCCGGTGGTAAGATCACCTTCTCCGGGGTACCGCTCAAGGGCCGTTTCATGGATGACGACACCATCATCGTCGGTCTGCCCAAGTACATCGTGATCGGTTACCGTTCCGATGCGGTGATGAAGGCCGAACACCACGGCGAGGACTTCAAGTATCACTGGTTCATCCGGATTCGTCCGGGGATCACCTATGTCAGCGACTTCGTGAAGGTCTTCAAACAAGTGGCATAGCCACAAGGGAGCACACATGGATTTCATCCTCCAGAACCATGAGTTCATCATCGGGTTAGCGACCACCCTGATCCTGTGGATCGCCTCCACCGTGTTCAAGAAGAACCTGAATTCGACCACTGTCACGGCTGTCTTGGGGAAGATTCTCGACATCATCCAGGACATCAAGACCGCCCCCGCGACGGCGACGCTCGACGACTACACCAAGAAGCAACGAGCGCTTCAGCGGGTGGCCCAGGAATTAACCCCGAAGGAAACGAGCTTGGTACACAAGGTGTTCGGAACCATCGGCGGGGCAATTGAGTTCGTGTTTCACAACAAGAAAACCCTCTACGCCCTCGGCAGGATTGCCCGGGCGATCATCTAACCTCCAGACTGGGGCGGTACTTCTCACCGCCCCCTTTTCACGGAGACACAAATGGCTGACTTTCCCGAAGCGGAGACAGGAGACGAAATGGCTACCAGTAAACCCACTTTTCCCTCGAATATGACAGCAAACGACCTGTTGATCAACCAACTTCTGGCCTGTCTGCCCGGTGACCGGGTGTATGTGAGCCTGGGTTCGTTTACCGACCGGGCCGCGGTGGAGACCGCCCTTGCCTCGCAGACCGCACTCAGTACCCTTTTATCCAGTAGCTTTGTGGAACTGGGTGAGTTAGGCGAGAAGGCGATCAAAACCGACTCTAAAACAGCACAACTCAAGACCCGCCACTACACCTATCCCGGCAAACGCACCACCACCATCGAGGTCTATCTTGCCGGTGTCGGATCGCGTCAGAAGGACTATCTGGAATCTTCGGCGTTTCAGGGCAAGGAAGTCGTCATCCTGGTTCTGTCCGAAGATCATGACCGTGCCGCTGTTCTCAACGGGCTGTCCTGGACCTTCGCCTGGACCGGACAGGATGACGCAATCAACGCGCTGACAATCAGTACCGAGTTTGCCGGTGTCACACAAAACCGAATTGTCCTGCTCAAGGACATCCCCGCGGGTAGCTAATCATGGCCAACAACCTGCTTGCTATCCTCGGTGACACCGCCCCCACCGACTTCGACGTAATCACCGACACCAGTGCGCACAATGGAAACTGGAGCGGCATCACGATCATCGCCGCAACGTTCCCGAATAATACCACGGGAATCCTCGTGGAAGGCGAAGGCAGGAACCTGTCCACGTTCAACGATCAGATTCCCGATGGCTACATGCTTCCCGGCAACTTCACCCGGATCACCCTGACCTCCGGGATGGTGATTGCCCACAAACGTCGCCAATCATAGGAGGGGCTGTGGATTGCGAACACTGCGAAAAGGTTGAGGATCACGACAAGGTGCTCTATGGGAACGGACACGAAGGGATGATATCCCGGGTTGCCCGGATGGAAACCAAGATGACCGCCGTGGTCTGGCTATGCGTCACCATCTTAGGTGGGATCATCGGCCTCGCCTTCAAGGTTATCGGAGGGTAACGAATGGAATACAAGCTTACATACGGCCAGCTTCGGGACATCCTGGGGCTGGCTCTCGCCAACCAAACCCTGCGGCTGCGGATTGAGGACCTGCTCTCCGGAAAGACCCTGAAGGTCTCCGAACTGGAGTTGCTGGACATGATCCGGGAGTCCCAGGCGGACAAAGACCTGATCCGCATCCTGACCGGGAACGACCCCGACACCCTTGACGCCTTTGTGGGACTGGAGGCTATCGCCGGTTTTTTCGGGTATATGCGCGCCAACAGCGGGAAGTGGCAGACCTGGCTCGGCGCTTTGGGATACGCGGTGGCCGGCAAAGCCACCCGTTCGAAAGGCTCGAAATGACCTGCCGTTCCCTGGGCTTCAACACCATCGACTTTGACCGGCTAACCCTGCCTGAACTCTACCTGCGGCTGTGCGTGGCCGCCCAGGATTCGAAGTAATGCCCGAACTTACATTCCGCCTGATTATCGACAACGGCGCTGCCAGGGCGACCCTGACGGACACCGGAAATGCCGCGAAATCGACCAAGAACGAAGTCGAGAAGCCCGTCACCCTCAAGGTACAGGCAGAGAACGCCCTGGCTACCATTCGTGACCTCAAGATTGCCTTCGAGGGAGTCGCGCAGATCGTGTCCAGTGTCAGTGGTAAACTCAACGAGTTGCTGGATAAGGCGGGGTATCAGGAACGCGCTGAACGCAAGGTGGCCCAGGCGGTGATGCAAACCGGCGAGGCAGCCGGGTTGAGTGCTCAGGAGCTATTCAAGATGGCCGCCCAGCTTCAGGAAGTGACAAACTTCGGTGATGAGGAGACCTTGAATAAGGCTATTGCCCAACTGCTTACCTTTACCAACATCCAGGGGGAGCAGTTCAAAGGTGCTGTCGTGGCGGCTACAAACCTGGCGACCGTTCTGGACGGAGACCTGCAAAGCGCAGCGATTCAATTGGGCAAAGCGCTCAACGATCCCACCGAAGGACTGACCGCCCTAACCCGCAGTGGGGTATCATTCAGCCAGGCCGAGCAAGACATGATCAAAGCCATGTGGGAAACCGGACAGAAGGCTGAAGCCCAGCAGAAAATCCTCGAATCGATCAATCAGCAGTATGGCGGTCAGGCCGAGGCGGTGACGAGTTTACGAACTCAGGTGCGCAACCTACACGGGGATGTCCAGGAATCGCTGGGCGGTATGCTTAAAACACTCATCAATCCGATACTGACCGGGCTGAAGGGTATGTATGAGTGGTTCCTGAAGCTGTCCCCGCAGTGGAAGAGCATAGTGGCCGGGTTGGTTTCGGTGGGTCCGGTGGTGGCTACCGTCGCCACAATGATCACCGTCTTGAGAACGGCGGTTCTGGCCCTCAACGCAGCCCTGGCCGCTAATCCTGTAGCTCTGGTCATTGCCGGGTTTGCCGCCCTCATCACGATCATTCTCAGTGCCGTTTCCGCTATGGGTGGCTGGTCGAATGCCTGGGCCTTGTTCAAGGAATCGGCGGTGGCCGTCTTGGGCATTGTGTGGAGTTATATAAAAGGCTTCGGTGAGTTCCTGATCGACTTCACCTCCGGGATGGCCCAGGTGTTGACCCTGCCGTATCAGGTCATGTATCGCACCGCGGTGGAGGTGTTTTCCAAGATCGCATCGGTGATGAAGAAACTGGTAACCGGCGATTTTGCCGGTGTCTGGGCGGAGATCAAAGCGGGCATGACGACGGGGTTTACCGATACCATTAACTCCACTGTCGGGGCTTTTCGAGCGGCCTTTGATTCCTTCGATGGTCTGGGTGCCAAGGCCCAGGCAGCCTGGGAAGCGGTTGGCGTGACAGCCAGGGAATCCGCCGAAGCCGCCCGGCAAGCGGCAAAACCCAACCTCAATCCTAAACTCCCCGGGAAGACAGGTGGGAATGCCGGGGATGATACCGCCGAAAACGAGAAGGAACGCCTGACTAAGCTCGACGAGTACTATAACACCCTGAAATTCAAAGCGGACGGCTATGTTGAATACATGACGGCCAAGTATCGAAGCGAACGCGACGCCTTTATTACCGCCACCAACGATAAAGAAAAGGCCGAGGCCCTGTACAACGACAAGATCGCCCAGTTGAGCCAGGAACGGGAAGAATACGTCCGGAACGAACTGAAGGCCCACCAAAGCAGTGTTGCCGAGTTCGATAAAATCGCCGAGGAAGATGAACGTAAGCGCCAGGAAGAGGTTGAAGCCGAACGCAATCGCCAACAGCAAATCGCCGATACCAAGGTGGATTTTGAAAACCGTGGTTTGGAGTTGTCTGGTAATAGCTATCAAGTTGAAATGAATGCAATTGATCGTTACTATGAACGAAAGCACGACAAGCTACGCGAAGCCGGTTACACGGACGCCGAGATCACGGAACAGGCGGAATCCGCCAAACAGGCTATCCGGGACAGCTATAACAAGCGGGCCCTGAATTCGTTGGCGAACAGCTTGGGAACCATGGGAAACGCCGTCAAAAGCTATGGAAAGAGCGGGTTCATGGCATGGAAGGCCATGGCTACCGCCCAGGCGGTTGTCGATACTTATTCCAGTGCTACCGCCGCTTACAAGGCCGTGGCCGGTATTCCGATCATTGGCCCGGCCCTGGCCGTAGCTGCCGCCGCCGCTGCGATCGCTTCCGGTATCGCCAATATCAATGCCATTTCGAAGGCAAAATACGAACCGGCGAAGGCGGCAAAAGGCGGATTGACCGGCTTGCTGATTGGCAAAAGCCACGCTCAGGGTGGTACCCTCATCGAGGCCGAAGGCGACGAATATATCATCGCGAAAGACCGGGTTCGACTGGTCGGTCAGCGGGTGCTCGACTTCCTCAACTTTGGCCCGGTTCATCAAGTGCGGGCGGCTATGGCCGATATTCCGTCCATGACGGTACCTGTCGTTTCCCGATCCTACTACGCCGACGGCGGTTCTGTGTTTACCGGACAGGGCTCTTCGATTCTGGAAGAGATCCGCGATTCGATCCGGGCCATGAACCGTAACCTGGTCAACCTCGATACCGGGACCACGGTAACCGTGGAGACCGCCGATCCGGACACTCGAATCCGTCGGGACACGATCCGTCGTGATCGACTTACCGCCCGGGGGGAGCAATATGATCCGAGTCTGTAGGCGAATCGGTGAGACCTGGGTGGATATCTCCGACAACGTGGTCGGGGTCTCCGGGCTGCAGCGCAAGTACAACTATGATCATAGCCTGGTCGTTCCGGCTCCGGAATTCGAGTTGTACAACGTCGAACTGCTCAAGGGCGACCTGCTTGACGTGCGCCTCGATGACCGTTCCATCTTCCGCCTGGAAGTCTCCGAAACGCCGGTTTTCGACTACAGCGACGGTATCTGGAAGGTTCGAACCTCCGACCTGCTCAACCGTCTCGCCAAGCGCTATGCCTATGAAATACGTCTCAGCGGAACCTCTTGCTGGTGGCAGGGATTGTATAACCCCGAAAGCACCGAGTACCGCTTCAATGGAGCCTTTCACGACTGGGAAGAGGACTATATTCAAATCCCGTTCCTGCTCAAGGTGGTGATTCGCTATCTGACGGGTATTTCACTGGATACATCGGCAATTGACGACCTCAACAGTGGCTTTGTCTATCGCCATGAGAACGGTTATGATCGGGCGATCCCCTTCGGAAAACTCTACCTGCAGACCATGCAGATGGCCTTTCTGGGCGTCACGGAACCCGGAAAACGCTTCTATGAAACCGCTAACTGGCTCAATGTGGTGAACTCACTGCTGTCGATTCTAGCGCTTTATCTGACCTACGATGACGGGCAGTATCGGCTGTATCCCGCCGTCAATGACCAGGTTGTGAACCCGGACTGCGTCTATGAGTACAGCGCTTCGGAGTCGGAGGCATTCGACTTCCTGACACTGAAAACCGCCTACGTTCCACTTGAAGCGATTTATGGAACGACCCATGGTGGCGTCGCATGGACCGACGACAGCCCCGTACAACTCGAAGTGATCAGCCTGGATTCCGCCACGTATGACGACTATGTGACCCGGGGCAAGGTCAACACGAAAACCGTGAGCATCCTTAGCAACCTGGCTCTGTATCGAATCAGGGACTACACCGAGAAACTCACGGTCTTGGAAGGTGACAACGACGGTATCGTTTTATCGGGTGCCATCGACTGGATGACTCAACTGGCTACCCTTCTGGCACCCGGGTATGTCAGCGGCCACCCTATCGAGGAGATTTCCACCGATCTATCCGGCTACATCCCAACTCAATGTGCCAGCTATATCTTTGACCTCAGGGATCGTCAAATAACCCTGCAACGGGTGGTATCCGAATGAGTGTCATGATCTTTGGCGACGAGTTACCGACACTGGTTTTTGCCGACATGACAGTCGATTACAACAACTTGGAAGTCCAACTCCACATCACCGGCAAGATAACTCTCCGGGATAGTCAGACCATCGTCAAGACCTCGATCCTGACCGGCAGGCGAAACATCGAGCATAAGGGCTCTTACGCCGCCGTGGAGTTGACCGTTATCCTGCCGACCGGCTCCACCTGGGCCTTCGATGATCATCTATCCGCCCTGCTAGCCCGGGAAGGCTCGGCGGTGACCGTACATCCCAACCGCGACAGCTTTCAGTCCTGGGAAGGACACATCCTGTCCGTCAAACCCTTCTATTATGATGACGATACGGCGTATCATGCCTATACGATTATCGCACAAAGCGATGACTATATATCCCTGAACCTCGAAGACACCCTTCCCGAGAACACGGTTCATGCGGTTGACCAAAACGGCGACTCCCTGGTCGATCACGACGGTAACAGCCTGCTATTTCGCTATCAATCCGGTATTACAGAAAGTTAGAGGTTACTATGGCCGATAAACGAATCATTCAGCTCACCAACGAGATCACAAACCCCCACGATTACGATGTCCTGGCTATCGACAAGGGCGATGGCTCCACTTCGGCGAATTATACGTTCAAATTCAAACTGGGGTCACTGTTTGCCATGATCGCCAACCGGACAATGACCATGCTCAACAAAACCCTGGTGACGCCCTTCCTCAGCGGTGGATTCACCACGGATTCAACCACTCTGGTGACCGGACTCAATGCGGACCGGGTCGATGGCTGTCACGTCGGGCCATCCGCCGGTAACATTGCGCTTTGGGGAACCGCCGGCCAGAACCTCGACCTTGCCTTCCTGGAACAGATTGAAGCCACCTACCTCCGCTCTGGCCGGGGATTGTCGGGCGTCAACCGGACTCACGCTTCGGGTACTCTGAACCTGACCTCCTCGATGCTTGGCGTGGTCTTTGTGGACGCCACCGCGGCCTGCACCCTCAACCTGCCTACCGGGACAGCCGCAAACGCCGGGGCCTCGATCCTGATTGCTCACCGTACCGGTACCTACTCCGTGACGGTGACCGCGACCGGAAGCCAGGTCATTACCGACTACAAAGACAGCCTGACCTTCAAGGAACAAGCTTCTGTCGGGCTGACCACCGTCGGGGCCTCGATCCTGCTGACCTATGACGGAAACGGGCACTGGCTGGTTACCGGCGGACGTGGGTTCACGGGATTGGAGTAATGATGAACATCCTCTCTGGTAAGCAAATCCGACTCAAACGAATTGAACACGATATGAAACTGACCGAATTTGCCCGGAAAATGGGCGTGTCGAAAACCTGGATGTCGCTGGTGGAGACTGGGAGGGAGTCCGGAGAACCGATTCGGGCAAAGGCGACACTGTACTTCCTGTCACTGGGCGATGCCCTGCCCGGGTTTCCCCGTAACCTTCGATAATTGAGCAAAGGAGACCGTATGTATTCCATGGTAATTCCCAAAGCCAATCTCACCCCGGAAGCGGTTCAGATCATTGGTGATCTGGCTGTTTACCACCGGGCGACGATATTAAGCGGCAATGAGACGACTACGATTGAGTTTCGAACCCTGCGCCTGAACGGGGCCGATGTTCCCGGCGAGGAACGGGCCCGGCAAGCTCGTGAGAAACTCCTGTTACTCGCACCGTCCGCAACCTCGTTCGATCCGATTCCCGAAATGGTCACACTTGAGGATAACCCCGAGAACTAACCCTAACCCTGTTCTTTGACAAGCTAATAACCGTGATCAGAAGCGCTATAGGCGCAAGGAGTAATGTATGGATTCAGTTATATCGTGGATTGGTGGGAAGAGGCTTCTTCGTAAGGAGATAGCTAAACACATTCCTTCGGACATTCAAGCTTATATCGAGCCTTTCGGTGGCGCTGCCTGGGTCATGTTTTATCGTGACAGATGGGCTCCCTTGGAGGTTTACAACGATCTGGACGGTCGGCTCGTGAACCTCTTCCTACAAGTTAAGTTCCATCCTGAAGAACTCATCCGAGAACTTGATCTGATGTTAGCTTCGCGGGCCATTTTCGATACGATTCTATCCCAACCCGGGATGACTGAAATCCAGCGGGCTGCCAGGTTCCTTTTCACGATCACCCGATCCTTCGGCGGGAAGGGCGATAACTTCGCGATCTCGCAATCACAGCCACCTTCCAGCCTCCAGCGACGTCTTGAGCGTATTCGGTTACTGCACCGGCGACTCGACCAAGTGGTGGTCGAGAACCTCGACTTTTCCGAGCTAATTACCCGCTACGACCGGCCTACTAGCTTTTTCTACTGCGATCCGCCCTACACCAGGGGCTACACCTACGACAATAGCAAGCAGTTCGATCATGAACAGCTTCACGAAACGCTTGCCCGAGTAGGTGGTCGTTGGATTCTCAGTTATGATGACAGCCCGGTAGTGCACCAGCTATACAAGGGCTACCACATCAAGCGGGTTAGCCGCGTGAAGGGCATCAATCGGAAAGCTGGCCCGAGTGATTACAACGAGCTGATTATTGCCAACTTCCCGTTTGAAGAGTGAAGTTGAATCGAGTCATCATCTGGGTGGGTGGCAAGCAACTACTCAACAACTTCTGATTCACGGGCTCCAATCCATGACAGTTCCTTGAAAAGATAGCTCACGTCGTGAGCAGGCGGGTTTCGGCCCGCCTTTTTCATTTGCAGGAATCGTGTCACAATTTGCAGGAATCGTGTCACAAACGATGAGCCGTCATAGAAGTCGAATCTCCGGATTGCTGCCGCTGATTTGCAGGAATCGTGTCACTTTCCACCCCCAGCACCCCGCATTTGCAGGAATCGAGTCACAATTTGCAGATTAGCGTGGCAGATTACAGACAAGCAAGATTGTATAATGATCAACATGAACCCCTTGACTTCCTTGTGCGCTATCCCTATTGTAGAACCATGTTTAGAAGCACAAGGAGCGAAACATGGTCAGCGAAAAACTGAGAAACGACAAGCCGAAGACAGTGCGGGTGCGGGCGAACTACCTGGGGCATTTCAAGTGGGACTTCTTCAACAAGAATGGCGATCGGATGCGGCTCTACGACTGCTGTATCCCGGAATTCATCCCCGGCGAACGCGACGGCGAGAACATGTGCCTGGAGATCGACCTC